CCAAATGGCTTCATTATCTTACTTGCCTTCGCTACTGCGATACTTTTTGTTCCGCCATCTCTGAAAAGGTTTTTATAACGTTGATTGATGCCAAAGTTCGTTTGTTCAAAAAAAAACTGAACTCCCACACGATGTCCATTGTCAATCTACGAAATGCTTTCGCCTTTTCATCAATATTGTCGAGGTCAACTTCCTCATCCACTTGTTTACACAATATTGCCATTTGTTCAGGTAAAATATCAAATCTACCGTTCTTTAGGTATTGTGTGTTCAACTCCAACTGCTGACTCTCTATATAATCGCCAAAAGTGCCTGTTCTAAGAAAATCCATAGGGAAATAGTATATATTGCCCTCAAATTCAAAATAGTCCATTCCTTTTGGCTTGTACTCCTCCATTATCTCGTTAAGGCACTCAATTACTGCCATAACATCTTCCATTGGCACATTTGCCATTACTTTGTCACTAATGCCTGTCATATAGATGAATAATTCCTTATACATCTTATTTTCCTGCATTATGTGGTATTTTGTCAAATCATTGTCACTATTTGCTTCTTCTTCTGTGATTTGATACTTTTTAATTATCTCATACACTCCGCAATAGTAATCAACGGTCATTTCTTCCCACTTGTTAGGAATATTGTACTCTTTGCTATTTATTTCTATATTTAACATTGTTCCATCTCTTTTATTTCTTCTTCATCTTTCATTAAGTCAGATAGACTTCCTACGACATCCATTGTAGAACTATATACGTTTCTCACGCAATCCTCAATGGTGTCATCGTTTTCTTCGTTTCTTAATCCTGCAAAGAATCCTAATGCTGTAAACATTGTTAAATTAGGGATAGCAAATGCCCATTCCTCTAAATTATCCTTATTTAAGCCCGTATCAGCAAAATCATTGTGATACATTACAATATCTTCAAGTAAGTCCTGAAAATCATCGTATTTACCATCATTAGCGGTTTCGGTAGCGTTATATACCTGCTTTTGTATGTAAGTAAGGTATTTGCTTACCAAAGTGTTGTGTTTGCTGTTTATATGCTTAAATGTATTCATTTGTGCAAAATTAATTATTAGTATCTGTTATCTGTCGCAGTTTTTGTGCAAATTTCAATTTTATAAGTGATTTATCCAAAAAATACTACTTTTTTACCTTTAAAGTGCTGATTTACGGTCATTACTAGGCAATCCACCATATCATCGTGCCTTGCAGCAGGAAATTGTTGGCATTGCATTAGGAACTCCTCGTTCCAAGCACCCTTGAGTAGAGTTACTCTACCTGTTTCCAATGTTGGACTTATGTCCTGCACTCTAGCCACCTTATCTTTGGTAGGCGGTTTATCTTCTCTTACGTTCAGTCCTGTTTCTCTCATAAGTGTCTGAACAATGGATTTACCACTTGCTTTAGGCTCTACAAAGATTTTAGACTGCGTAGTGTAGCCATTCTTCTCTACGAACTTGACTATATGCTTAACTAGGTCGGGAAATTCCAACCTTACGTTCTGTACTGATATGATTTGCCAAGTATTATCTTCAAACACATAGGCTAGTAGTGCTGAGGGGTCATTTTTCTCACTTGCTGTATATGCAGGGTCGATTATAAAATTGACTACCCCTTCTTTTTGTATTTCATCTATCTTAAACCAAGATTTCTTAATCATCCCGCTATTTGCAGGTGTTGGTCGTTGTTGTAGCTGTCCTGCGTAACCATAAGAGCCTAGTGCCGACTTATAATCGTCTAATACCTCTTGCGAGAATCTATCTTTCCAAAATAGACCATCTTGATATTGGTCAGCTAGGTGTGAAGGCTTTAAATCGCTAGAAAGCTCTGCGGGTATGCAGATATGATGATGTTTATCGGGTGAATTGAATAGCAGGTAGCCACTTAGGTCATCTTCGTGTACTCTTTGCATAATAATTATCCTAACTCCCGTTGTTGGATTGTTAAGTCGTGAATACAATGTTGACTTATACCATTCGTTAGCGTTTTCTCTTTCTATCTGAGATGCTGCATTTTTTGGTGATGTAGGGTCATCGACAAGAATTATATCGCCACCTTGCCCTGTTACCGAACCTCCAACAGATGTTGCCCTTCTAACTCCTAGAAAAGTATTCTCATATCTTGCCTTTAGGTTTTGGTCTTTCTTAATCTGATAGGTTTCTCCCCAATGTTTCTGATACCATTCGCTATTGATAATATCCCTTGACTTGGTTGCGTGTTCAATACTAATCTCTGCCGAGTATGATGCTGTGATAAACCTCATCTTAGGATATACTGCCCAACACCAAGCGGGAAACAATACCGTAACGAGTAGTGACTTACTACTACGGAATGGAATATTAATAATTATATCCTTATCCTTTGGTTTATTGTCCTTAATCCTTTCGGCTTCGGCTTGTAGTATGTCGCAAAGATATTTATGATGAAAGTTTACTGATATGGGAACAGAGGGTTCAGCAATCTCAAAGGCTCTGATGAAGAACTCATAAAACGATTTCTCGCATATGGCTTTCTCCATTGCCTGAAGCAACTGCTTTTTCTGTTGTTTATCCATCTATTTCTACGAAGTCAGCTAAGTCATCATCGTCATCGTCATCTCTTTCGAGATTCTCCATCTTAGCTTTTAGTTCATCTAAGCTAACATTGTCATCTAGCTTAATCTCAATCTTTCTGCTGTTCTCTGCTTTAATCTCTGTTGATTGTAGCTTTGGCATTGCGTAGTTTAGCAATTTAGCTATGGCATTGATATATGCTTCAGGGTTCTTAGCCGATAGCTTTTCTAGTGCATCCATAATATTCACTTCCTGCCCACTAAGTGCATTGGCAAGTATCTCCCTTGTTATCTTTGTTGTCTTGGTGATGCTACCCTTTCTTCTACCCGTACCATTGTGATGACCAAAGGTTCTTTTTGGTGTATAGTTTTCCGTGTTAGGTAACTTTTCTTTTTCGTCACTCATAATACAAAGCTAAACAAAATAATAGTAATATACAAATAGCTTTAACCTTAGCTTTATCTTTAGCTTTATTATGTAGGGTATGTTATACCCTTCACGTACCCTTCATTAACCCTTTAATCTATAAAATAGACTTTTAAAATTTTTTTATAATTTTTTTGCCCTCTAAAAACACTTTTCTATATATTTTTTACCATTTCGCACTACTTTTGCGAAAGATTATCTTTTATTTTTACTAACTTGCGAACTTTCCAAGCAACGCTGAATAAACGTACTTCAATAATAACTCCTAAATATTATCTACTTATAAAATTGAACTCCATTTTGTTGTGGTTATGTACTAATGCAGAAGTAGGGCGGCGCCAAAATTTGACGGTCTTCTACAAAGATACAACAAATTTATTACATACACAAATAATTTAATACTTTTTTACACAAGTTATTAACAAAGTATTTTAACAAATGTTTATAACTTATTGAGTGTGATATTAGGTTAGTAAAAAAAAATATGTATATGTGCAAAGATTTTGCTAACACCACTAAAATAAAATTACTATAAATTTAAGCAAAAAAAAACCCCTAAAAAGGGGCTTAATTCATTAATTTAATAGGCTAACATCCGCCGAAGAGGGCGCAAATAAATACAATTATCAGCCAAAAAGTACTCAAATTTGTGTCTTCTAGTCGTTTTTTATTACTCATTTTTTTATGATTTAAAGTTAATTAAAAGGCATTTCATCACCACTATATGAGTTGATGCCGTAAAACTCACCCTTACAAAAGCTAGAACAAAAACGTTTTTCTGTTTCATTATTACACCATTTGCAAGTCTTCACCGCTTCAGGATGTATTACAAAACCGCTTTTGTCGTTCTTTGCTTCGCCTTTAGCTTTTAATCCTAGTATTTTATTTTTTGCTTCAATCATTACTATATCGGACTTATCGCCATCGATAACCGCAAAGCCTTTGTAGTGCTTCGGTAGATCACCGCTAAACACCGCGGATACATTCGCGCCCATCTTTAACGCTTCTAACGTTTCTGTTTCGTTGTCTTCCTTTCTTGAAAAAGTCAAATGATAATTAGTATTTAAATACTTTTTTACCTTGCCTAATATCGCGGTGTAATCATAGAAAACTAGATTAGAAAAATTTGCATCCTGTAGAACATCAAAACCGCTATATTTTTTTAGTAAATAAATAAAATCTAGGTCAGACGTCCCGTTCAGCCTTATTGCGACGTTATAACGGCCTTTTAAGGCCTTATCGTTAATCTTGTGTAGCTCACGCGCCAATTGAGTAACAAAACCGCGCTTATCGTCTAAAAAGTATTCAGTTTTATTTACTCGGGCGTTGATTACATTAGAGAACCTACCGCGCCCCGCTGAGAATAAACAGGCAGCCGCGCAACCTTTCGACGCTTTTGGGCAAAGGTTTATTTTTTTACTGTTCTGTTTATGTGGGGCTAAGTATAAAATATAGGTTAACAACTCATTCTTTGCCGTCTTAGTGTTTGTACTTCCTTTCGAAAGTAAATTTTTGGGGATCTTGTAATTTTGCATATTAGTATAAATTTAAGATGTTAATTAATAGGACTATTAATATTATAATTTTCCAAAGGTGAAAAACTAAATTATCTATTGTAAAATTTTTGTTTTGTTTCATAGTTTTTTTTGTTATGGGGGTCGGCTTCTGGCGAAGCCTCGCCCCGTTATTATATTTATTCATTTATATATTTTATTGCTTCCTCTATTCCCTCACTCGTAAATTCAAAAGAATTTCCACCTACACAAATTATCAAATTTCCATCTATTAAAGTTTCTAAATATACATTAGTAATGTATTCGCAACCGTTCCAATTGCATTTTAAATTTAAATACTCGGAAATTTTACTATTTAATATTTTACATTTTTTAAATTTACTATCTTTTAAAGCTACTATTTTTTGCTCTAGTTCTTTATTAGTGTACTTTGTAATCATTTTTTATTTATTTAAATTAAAATTTTGTTTCGACAAATATACAAATATTTTAATACAAAAATAAAAAACTTTCAACCCATAAGAATATCTTTTTTAATATCCAAATAAAAAATGATATTTTTTTACGTGCTGTATTTTTACAGCTGTAAATTAGTAAGTGTACAAACTACACTAAGGAGGGGAGGGGAGGGGAGGGGGTGGTCAGTATAAAAAATTTGGCAGACTAATGGCAGTTTCAGGGCAGTTTCAGAGCAGTTTCGCTGAGGTCGATGGCAGTTTCAACAGGTAAAAAAAATGGGAAGCAGTTTCAATACTACCTCCCATTCCAAAACAAAATTCAAAAAAACAAGTACTATGCACTAACATAATATCTTTTACCTTTGGTTCTAAGCCAAAGTAATCTATTCAATGGCACACTTCTGTATGCGCTCTTATTCATATCGTACACATTGATTAAATCGTAGTCAGCAGGATTGTATCGTTGACCCTTTCCTGTAAGACCTTTTGTTACATTGAACCTAGCCAACATAACTCTTTTACTTCCATCTTTCTTAATAAATTCAAGTGAGAACATTCTGTTATCGTTTCTCATCTTGTTTAGTAAATGCTTTGCTTCTTTTTTAGTAATCATAATAATGTAATTAAATTCGTTATCGTTTAGTTTGTTTATCATTGGAGTATCGAAGTACCCCCCTATACCCCCTATATCCCCCATTTATTTCAATGATTCTATAATAACATCTTCTAAATCAATGTAATCCCAATATAAATCTGTTATATCAGTACCCCCATTGAGTATAACCTTTTCTATTTCTAATTCTTCGTAGTTGGTATCTCTCTCTGAATAGTAGTGGTAGAACACCTCTAGCGTGTAATTGTCCTGCTCTATGTAGTAAGAATCTTTTATACTTGTGTTATTTTTCATAATGTTTTAGTTTTAAATTCCCTACAAAGATAAACAAATTTTTTAATAAACAACAAAATAATTTAGTTTATTTTACTTTGTATAGGTTTTCCCTCGTAAAATCATATTGATTATGGGTTGAGATACGCCATATTTGTCGGCTAATTTCGTCTGACTAATGCCACCCGCACCATATTCCTTGCGAATATTGTCGGCTTCCTCCAAAGTGAATTTGCGTTTAGCATATCCGCCACCTCGCATATCTTTCCTGTCGTATATATTAATGCTCATTTTCTAATCTTTCTATCTCAAACTTGAGATGGTTAATAGTCTTTTTAATATCCTCAATATGTTTTGCCTTGTTATCCATACCCTGCTCTACCTTCTTACCTGCACGAAGAAGATAAGTAACAGCAGTACCTATGTTGTAGGATAGATTCCAATCCTCTACCACCTTACGAGCTTCATATCCATACACAGAGCCAATGTAATAGCTTGGTATGTTTCTCTCCTTAGCAGTTTCATTGAACAGCTTATTGTTTATTCTATCTAAGTCCTTAGCAGTTTCATCTTTCATATTCCTTGTGTATTCGTAATAATATTTTGACTTCATAATTCGTTGTTAAAGTATTTATCTATTGTATCTTTTGTGTGGTCAAAGCCCTTACAGCAGATAGCGTAGTAGCCTCTATCTAAGGCGTTCTGAATGAATAACTTCTGCTCCTTTGAGGGATAACACTTCTTGTCCTTTTTTAGCTCTATAAACAAGCCGTTGTACGTTTCGTTTGGCTCGAATATAAGCAGGTCTGATACTCCCCTTAAATAGCCTGTACGCTTTGCCTTGAGCCTTTGTGAGTAGTGCCTTTGAAATTGACCACCCATTGTTGCAGTAAGTAGCGTATTTGGATATTGCATCTTTACATATTCTACGATAGCTATCTGCACTCGCTCTTCTGTTAACTTCGGTTGCTCTGACATTCTCTAGTTCTTTAATTCTTTTCTCATAGTCAGCACATACCTCTTTAAGAATATCCATTCTAAACTCAATATCACTAACATCATCTTTTAAATCTTTGATTGCGAATATAAGATATAAAATAGAAATAAGCAAGAGAGTCATTAATATCGTTATCATTTCAATCGTTTAGCTTGATTAATAGTATCTCCAATCATCTTCTGACTATCTCTATCCTTCTGATAATCAGTTAGTTGTCGTTGTTGCCTTTTAAGGTTTGCTTTGGTCTTGTACTCCTTGAGCCATATATTCCAATTACGGACATTAACAAAGCCACCATTATCGGAATGCCTTATACCCTGCTCAAATGCAAACATAACCTCAGCCATCTCCATTGATGGGTAGAATCTCGACAGGTCATCTACTAGCAGTTTCGACATCATCACAATTTGCTCTGTATCAGGCTTCTGACCTAACATTAGATAACACTTACTTAGTGCATCTACACAATCAATATTAAGTTGTTCTCTATCGTTGGCAAATCTATACCAAATTTGTTTAGTCTTATCCATTACATTACAATATTATCTCTTGTTTGTAATCTTCTCATATCAGCCTTATCGTGGCAGACAAATCCTGTAATCATATAGTGCATATTATACTCATTGATTTTTCTTGACCTTAGTGTGCCATTGTTTCTCATTTGTTTAAGAAAGTTCTTTGTGTACTCACTTGCTCTACTTCTGTTCTTATTGTATTCGTTCCAAAATTCTTTTGTGTACTTATCCATTGTTGATTTGTGTTCTAGCTTGTTCCCAAGCGGTTAATACTTGTTTAGGTTGTGATACTTTTTGTTGTTGGGTAGTATTCTTTTCCCAAGTTCTTACAGATGCTTTCCAATCTTTCATAGGATTTTTACCTACCTTCCAACCATTACTTTCATAATAATCAAAAAACCTTCTAATATCTACATTGTTTTCTCTTTCAGAACAATAGTTAAAAATATCTTCGATTGTTGGCTTAACAAACCTCTTAACCTTAGCTTTAACTATATCTTTATCTTTATCCTTATCTTTATTATTAAGGGTACTTTGTACCCCTTGTGAACCCTTCATATACCCTTCAAGGTTATATTTCTCAAGAAGTGCAATTACTGATTTATGCACATTAGAGTTTGGATTCAATTCGCCATATTGAAAGTCAATAAATTCAGGAATAAACCATTTATCGCCATTATCAAAGATAACTATCTTGTCAAGAAATGCCTGTGGCAACATATCGTATATTAGTTCTTCTCCTACTCTAATTGATGCCACTTCTATATCTACGTCCCATATTCCTGCGTGATTGCAGTCATCTAATATGTAGAACCATAGTAACTTGTGTTGTGGTGATAATTCTCTAACAAATCTTTTTTTCCATTTGTCTGTATCTGTCATTCGTTTTGCCATTGTCTTAGTATAAGTTATCAATTAATAATTCGTAAACTAAATCTGAATCTTCGTTTAGTTCATCTAGTTCTTCATCAGATAAATCTCTACCATCGTACTCTGCACTTGCGATAAAAGCATCGCAGTAGTCAGGATAATCTCTGTGGTCGATTCCTTCAAAAGTTACATCGGTAAATAGTTTGTAATCAAATTTGCTTGTCATAATGTTTTAGTTTAATTGTTTAACGAAGCAAAGATAAGTAAACTTTTTTAATTAATAACAAACTTTTTTTAATTTTTTTATCTCTACTCTAGCCATTATCTCAATATCATTGTAACTTCCCGCTCTTGGCTTACGACCACCAAGACTAAAAGTTCCCTCAATATTTTCAATTCGTTCATACACAATACCATCTTCAAATGCCCAACATAAAGCAACAGGTTTGTTAGTTTTCTTTTGATGTTTCTGTAAATCTACAAGTTTGCGTATAGCCACCTGCACAGTTAAGTTGTCATCTATATTTCTGTTAGGACAACCTTTTACCTCCAATGAACCTACAACAAACCCTTTCTTATTCTTTAGGTCATAATCAACAGAAGCAAAATCGCCCCTGTCAATAGATATAAGGTCAAATGCGTGGCAAAATAAGTCACTTGCTTTTTTCTGCCTTTCTCTATCTTTAGCAGTTTCATACTTCATCAGACTCCTTGTATTTTAAATACTCATAAATTCTAGCCTTGCTTAAATTTAGCTTGTTTGCAATGTCTGCAACAGAATGACCTATGCTTTTTAAATGCTTACAATGTTCAGCAGTTGCAATGGTTTCTATCTTAACTAACTTTGTGTGTTCTTTTTGTTTACTATTCCAATTCATTTTGTTGTCTTATGATTATCATCTATATCAATAATAGAGTGTGTGTATGGACATAAGTCCTTAATCTTGCGTATATTGGCTCTTATCTCCTTTCTAATGGATTCAATCTCGGTTTTGGTGCTATCTATGCCGAGAGATGCGTTGAGGGCGGCATTGGCTTCTAATAGCTTATCCACCCTCGACACATACTTTCTTTTAGTATTCGATTTCACAATCAAATGCTTTGATTAACATTCTTACCTTAAAAGGGTAAGTCTGACTCGTTAACAGTTTCAGCAGGTTTCTCTGTCTTTGCACCACCGACATTGATTGCCCAAGCTAATATGTTATTGTAGTAGTTACCTTCATACAAACGACCTCTGATGTCTATCTTGCAAGTAACTTCCGTTCCAACCTTGATAGTTCCTAGCTTATCAATATTGTCTTTTACCACTTCCATCTTAATTGATTGAGGATAATCGCCACCTGTATTAACTACAAATTCTCTTTTCTTGAAGCCACTCTTAAATTCTTTTGTATCAAAGATTGCTTCTAACGTTCCATTAATTTCCATTGTCTAATAATTTTAATTCATTTTCTATTTGTTCTAATCTATCGTCTAATAAAGACTTCTCTTTTTTTAAGAGGTCAAGTTCCTCTGATAGTGTTACTTCACTATTTTGCTCAAACACATAATCTCTAACTTTTATGTAGTTCATTATTTCCATCTTATCAAACTCCAAAAAGTTTTTCATTTGTGTTATGTGATGTATTACTGTGGCGTGATTCATACTAAATGTTTTAGCTATGCTCATATAGGTTTCGCCATAATGTTTGCGCAGAAAATACAGCACCATTCGCCTTGCACTTATGATTTCTCGCTTTCTGCTTAGACTAAATAGTTCATTCTCATTCACACCATAAATAGAGCATACTGCTTTATTTAATGCTTCCCTTCTCTCAATACTATTTAACATAGTTTATCATATTTAAAAGTTCAACATCTCCAACTTCCTGTTCTTTAAACTCATCAGCATCAGCCAATAGTTGTAAGTGCTTGAGCCTCAGCATTGTAGGGTTCTCTAGGTATTTAGTTACGCTAGTACCTTTTAATCCTGTTACTTCACTAAATCTACGTTTAGTCATTCCTGTGATTCTTACGAATTTCTCAAACTCGTTTGTTGCTATCTTTGTCATAATTATTTATATTCTACGATTTCTAATTCTATTCCAAACTCTACTTTGTAGGTTTCTTTTATTCTATCATTATCTTCCTTCATATACATATCTATGAAAGATTTTAATATTCCTATCGGCTTCTTGCCATCAGAAAGTTTACCTATCTGATTTCTTGTGATTGAGAGTATCGCACCCTCTTTAGTCATTGCGTGTTTTCTTATTGCCATCTCTTTGTGATTTTATTAAATTGTTCTCTAGGGTCTTTTGGTATGTAATCTTCTTTTAGCTTACCGATTAACTCGTATGCTTCTTGATAGGTTAAATGTAAAAGACCATTTTCTATATCTCTAATGTCATCTTGTTCGTAGGGAACGCTTGTTAGCAAACCCTCAATAACTGCTATCTGTGCGTTACTGATAGGTTCACTAGCAAGTATTTCGTCTATCCAATCCATTAGTCAGCCATTTCATCTTGACCGTAAACTCCCTGCTCATAGAATCCTGTAAGCATTAGTACTGCTCTTGACTTGGCACGTTTCTCCGCCATAGCCACAGGAAACTTACCTGCAAGACCCATAGTGTTTTCTTTAGAGCATTCGCCAAAAGATTCTACTCTGCGTTGATTCTCTGACATTTCTGCAACACATCTAAGCACAACCCACTCTCGCTCCATAATGATTGGCTCATAGGAAACTTTGATTCCTCTGTTGCTGATAATCTTGTCAATTCCTGTTCGTGTTATAATAACAAACCCTCGCTTGTCTTTATACACATCTTCCTGTACTAGACCATTCTCTGTGAATAGTCTGCGTAAACTTTCTTTCTTAGTTTCTGTTTTAATTTCTACTGACATAATAATAATTTTATAAAAGGTTAATATAAGCTCTTAGTTCTTTCAATGTATCTAGGTCGCAAACTCTAGCTGATACTCTGCCATTCGCCCAATTTTGCAGGTTAGACATATCTTTGTTAGCGTAATCTACTTCTGAATTTTCATCATTAGCTAATAGCTTTTTGATAAGTTCAATCTTACTATCTAAATGATAAAGCACATCGCCTTTTTTTACCATTTCTACTTTTAATTCTTGTGACATAATAGTTGTGTTTTAATTAATAACTTCGGCAAAGTTAGTAAATAAATTCAAACTACCAAAAATATTTTAATAAAAATGTAAAAAAAGTTTATTATACTAGAGTGTACTTGTATGGATTATTTTACTTCCTAAGTCCATAGGAACGAATAAAGCAGTCTTACCACCATCAAGAACAACACCACAACCCAATGTAGGTTTCTTAGGAAAGTTCTTACCATAGCTAAACGCCATAGCATCTACATCAATACCACAACCGACATTCATTCCGAATATCAAATCATTACGAGATGCCATATAGTTTACACCACCAAAGGAATGGCAATGTCCTATAACCGTAGATTGTCTGTTAGCGGTTGCTCTGTTTACTGCTGCTCTTGCTCCGCTACTTCCTGTTCCGTGTTCGTATAACACACCATCAATCTCCCATTGCAGTTCCCACTTCCAACCTTTAGGTGCATTCCATATTTCTTCGTATGACTTTAGGAATCTCTTAGGAATACCGGCAGTTGTAGCTTGTCTAAACGGTAATGCAGAGTGATTACCTACACACACCTTAACATCGGGAAAGGTAGCATACCACTTCTCCATTGCTCTTTGAGCAGTTTCAGCTTCACTTTCAGCGTTAGGCATTTCAGTAAGTTTCTCGTGATATGATAGTGCAGCATTATCAACCTCATCGCCAATGTGTACGATTTGTGATACACCAAATCTATCAAATACTTCGTAGCAAAAATCTCTGTAATCGGGGTGGCAGAATGGCTCGTGAGTGTCGCCAATGATTCCTACACCACCTCCGTTTCTGTGTTGTTGGATAAGTTCAAATTCTTTTTGACTTAATCTAGGTCTGTATTGTTTCATTACATCTATGTTTTTGCAATTATAGTAAAAAATATACAAAAAAACAAATGGAGTGCCGAGAAGCACCCCACTTGAAAACTAAAACAAAACTTAATCACATCATACAGACGTATGTGCAAATATAATAAAAAAGAAGTAAGTTAAAAGTTATTTTCTTATTTTTTCGTACGACCTTCCTCCAAAGTACGCACCAAAGGCAGTAATGGCTAATAGTTGCCATAGGTCAATCCAAGAATCTTTGATGTCCATATCTACATATCCAAAGTCAATTAGTGTAAATATGGTAAGTACAAACAACAGGAAAGCTAGTGACAATGGTCGTATGGATTTAGATAGCCAATTACCATTCATATCAGCTTCCCAACGCTTAGTTACCTCTACCTGCATACTCTTTTCAAACTCATAGATAGCTTTGTTTATCTCATTCTTTACAAGTTCTTTTTCTTCTGCTGAGGTATGTATCTTATCAATAGCATTTCCAACACTATCTACTAAATCTTTTGCTCCACTACTAAATATTTTTCTCAATATACTCATATCCTTATCTTTATCTTTATCTTTATTTATAGCTTTAGCTTTATTATATAGGGTATAAACTACCCTTTGTGAACCCTTTGGCAAGGGTTAAACTTCCATTAAATCATTAATGTGTTTATATTCAATAATTACTCTATGACCTAAATCAAGTTCATCAGCAACCATTTTGTAAAGTCTTTTGTATGCTTGTGTAGATTTACCTATAAATCCATCAGAAACTAAGTTGTTGTTTTCTTGCGAATCGCCAACGAGTAAACACCCGCTAGTATGTTCATCAGTATTACCACAATGTATGAGAATATGCTCAAAGTTAGGAACATTAGTGATATGCAACATACCACGATGTAAATCGCCAAACCTTTCAGAATATCTGTTATGAAAGCCACCCTCTTTTCTATACTTTATTTCGTACACCCCATAAGGTATCATTGTTTCGCCTTTGACCTTATCTCTCCTGTACTCATCTTCTAGTGTATAGCAAAGAAAGTCATATCCTGCAAAGCCCTCATAGAATAACATACCGTTAGTACTATCTAAGGCAAGGTTATATCGTAAGCACAGCAGTTTCATCAGCTACCACAATTCTCGCAGTCCTCTTGATTATCAATGTCGCAGGTAGGTTGTTCTTGTTCTTCCATATCATCTAGCCAAGCATCAAAACCGTTATGTTCAGCAGTTTCAGCAGTTTCAGCAGTTTCACAGCATTTACAAGATTCCCATTTAAAACATTTACAGTATTCTTTATCTTCCTTGCCCATTGTATTTCTTTTTATATTGTTTACCACTTTTTGTTCTGCTTTTTGTCTTAGCGTGTATTCCCTTTCTTTTTACTTTAGGTGTTGCTCTAAATGTAAATGATATACCCTTAGCCATTCTTAGTAAAGAAAAATGCTACTAATGAGCCGATTACAATAGTCCATAATCCCCATAATGCTTTCTGCATAGTAACTCTAGCAGCAGTATTTTTGTTTACACGAGATACTACCCCATTATCAGGGTCAAGAAGATTCTTAGTTAGCATATCTAACTTGTCATCCATCTTATCTAGTTTCTCTTCCATAGAGTCCATCCTTTGTTTCATAAGTGCTATTTCTTGTGCTGCTGTTGCTCGTGCCATTAGAACTTGTATTCTTGGTAATCTAATCCCATAAATGAGTGTACTCCATTTCCATCAATGTCTATCCTATTGTCCGCCCAACCTTTAGGCTCAATGTAAGATAACACCTCTGCTTCTGCATCAACAGGCTCTAAGCCCTTCCATAGTACGTCTAGGTGATACTTATCAGATAGCACAGGTGCTTTAGTTTGCTCACCACTTTCGTTATACTCACCTTGCTCTAAAACAATATAGCCAAGTCTAACTACACAATGATTGTGCGAAGGCACTACATCACCTAATTCTGTTGTTGTTGTTCCTAAAGCAGCTATCATATCATCTGCTTGTACTGAACTATTAAATTCGTATTTTCCTATTTTTTTCATAATTAACTTGTTAACTCATCTAGCTGAGTGGTGTTAAACGCTTCTTTATATATTCTTAATGCTTTTACTTTAGACAAACCTTGTGATGCTACGTAACCACCTCGATTGAAGTATAGTCTATCTATAGAGTCAGTAGGAGTCCAAACAAAAGTAGATGTGTTTAATTCTTCTTCTCCATCAGCGTATACTATAAAGCTTCCATTTTTAAAAGCAATAGCAACTTTACTTGTGTTAGCGCTAAGCGTAACTTGAACACTAGTCCCTGTGCCGCTTGGTTCATAATAACCCCAAACTTTTAATACTCCATTACTATCTGTACCAACATGTATAGAGTTAGATGTACTTCTGTCAAAGTTAAATATTTCTGTATTTTGTTTGTATTCTTTTAACTCTAAATAAATTGTACCTTCTTCTTGTGGTATATCAATCTCATCTATACTCTCTCTTTGGACTATTTCTGCATCTCTAGTTACTTGACCGCCATTAGTAGGTATGTAAGAAGTTGGGTAGGGTAAGGCTTCTGCCTGTGCACCCCATATATACAATCCATCTGTGTTATTTGCCGTACTTACTAAAGTATTATCATCATCAGTATTGTAAATCCTTACTTGAGTAGAATTTTGTGTCCATATTATTTTGATTCTATACCAATCATTACTAAAAGATTCAACCGTTGCAGTAGCTTCTGCCCTAACAGTTCCTAATAC